ACCGGCACCGCACCAATCACGCCGACGCCCATGCCGACCGATGTACGAAGGCCGTCCAGCAGCAGGCGCTGGAAAGCGGTATCGAAGGCATTCATGCGCATCTCGATGAACCGATTCAGCGCATCGATATTGCTGATCGGAATGGTGCCGTCGGGCAGTGCCAGGCGGTCGATCTCGGCGCCGAACTCGGCCTGCAGTGCTTCCAGCAGCGCTGCGAGCTGATCAATCTGCTGCTCGCGCCAGGCAATGGCCCGCGCGCGGGCGGCCAGAGTGGCTTGAAGTATCCGCGCGGCGCGCTCGGCAGGCGTCACGGCATCATCCCGTGCTGGTGGCGATGCTGGTGGCGCTCTCGCCCTTGGGGGCATTGCTGGGCGTTACGCTCACGCGTGCGGGCTTGCGCGTCGTGTCCAGCGGGGCCTCGTTGTCATCGTCGTCCAGGTAGGCGCTGCGATCGCGCTTGGCTGCGGCAACCGCCATATGTATCTGCGCCACGTCCAGCCCGGCTGTTTCCCAGCTGATCTCTGCCGGCACGCCAAGGGCCTGATACTTCAGCGCCAAGTCGGCACGCTGGTTCGGCGTGTCGGTGCGGCGCTCGGCAAACACCACGTCGAAGTCGTAGGCCGTAGGGTTCAGCCCTTCCAGCAACAAGTGCAGGATGAAGCCCTGCTTGTACACGTAACTGCAGTTGTCCTGCAGGCTATCGATCTCGTCAAAGTAATCGATCTTCAGATCCTGCAACACATCGCGGCTTAGGTCGTTGACGTAGCCGAACAATCCTTTGGGCGCCGGCGATCCGCTGAAAAACGTGTCCAGCAGATACGCCACGTCGGCGATTTCATCGAGGTTAGCGTCACCGTTCACCGGCGTCACAGTGGCCTTTTTATTGCTGAAGTAATCGCGCCAGTTTCCGTGCGCCTGGTCGCGTTCCACGTCGGCACGATAGTCGGTGATCTCATCAGCGGTAGCACCCTCCAGCGCGTGCATCAGCCGCAGCGGCGCGCGCGTCTTGCGGCGCACTACAAGGTCCTGCTCGGTCATATCCAAGCGCTTCCACACCGCACGGCTGGCATCGAGATACGGGCGGCCCAAGCTGCCCCAGTCGTCGTAGTTGTCCGGCTGCAAGCGTGCCACGGTCATCTGCCACAACCCGAAGGTGGCAATGGGTCGGCCACTCGCGTTCAGGTCCATCTGTTCGTAGGCCTTGCGCACATCCACGAAGCGGCCGTTCGGCGCCACACAAGGGCGAATGGTTTCCGCCGGCATGCGAGCGCAGCTGGCCAGTTTGCCTTCGTCGTCCAGCACCCACTGCATGCACAGGTTGCCTTCGATCATCAATCCGCGCAGATCGCTCTCCAGCTTCTCGCGGCGGTTGAGCGACAGGCGGGTGACGTAGTGCTTCCATTCCCGCTGCAACCGCTCGCCCTGGTTGCTTGCCTTGAGCAGCAAGCCACCCTTGGCCGCAGCGCGCGTGGTGCGGGTGTGGATCTTCTTCACCCGGCCATCGCGCTTGTCCATGGCGCGCACGTCGTTGATCGACGCCAGCAGCGTGGGGTCTACCCAGAGCTGGTTGTACATGTAGCGCAGCGCGTTCTCGGGGGTCGACCGCTGTCCTCCCTCGGTGCTGCGCTGCATGCCCGTACCGGCCGGGGTGACTTTGGCGGTCTCTGCACGGCCAGCGCCGCGAATGCCGAACAGGCCCATGAATCCAAGTGCTGCGTCGCGCAATCCCATGGCGTGTCTCCTAAGCCGCCGACAGCAGCTGCTGTGGCGAATGGCTGGTGGTCAAAAGTACGGTCGGCACGTCGGCCAATCCACGGGTAGCTAAGGCCCACACGGCGGCCATCAGCGCGTCGAAGTAGTCATCGCCCACTGCCGGCTTAACCATCTTGTAGCTCGGGTAGCTGGCCTTGGTTGGCTCGGGGCGGATATTTCCGAGCTGGCGAACAAGGGTGCGTATCTCGAGCGTTTCGGCGTTGGTCGGGTCCAAATCGTCGAAATAGGGGATCGCAGCACGCCCACCGTGGAACAATTGTTTCACAGAGACCGCCATTTGATGCTTGGTCATGCCCTCAAACCGCATCGGCGCGAACGCCCAACCCGGCCAGTTGCTGGCGGTAGACTGACCATCGCCAACCGCGCGACGGTCGATTTGCGTCAAGCCACGTCGAAACAACTCGTCGTTCGCCGCCGTCATCATCCCCACGCCATACGCGTCGCCAATGGCGTAGTCCGGGTTGAAGTATTCCCACAGCCCAAGGATGTCGTGCATGACCGCTGGTTCATCGGCACCCGGGGCCCAGCTGTGGCAGTAAATCACCGTCATCCAGTTGCCCATGGTCTCGGTGATCACCAGTGCGTGGCGGCTGCTGCTCGGGTTTTCACCGTGTCCGCCGGCGTCGTAGCCCAGCCCGATCAATCCGCGGCGCTTGTAGCGTTCTCCCGGCATCGGATCGGCCAGCTGCAGGTTGGCAGTCAGCCCCACCTGCATGGCGCGGCGGATGTGTTTTTCCCACACCAGGTTGCGGCTGCTTACGTTGCGACACAGCAGCTGGCGTATGTACTCATCCGCATCGAGTTGCTCGCGCATCATCAGCATAAAACTTTCTTGCAGAATGCCGAGCTGGATGCCGAGGTACATGTCCACCGTGGGCAAGATCGTGTACTCGCCTGATTCGACCAGGCCGGTCAGCGTGTCCGCCCCTTTGAAAACGCCGGTGATGCGGATCTGCGGCTTGTTCTTTGATTCGTTGCTGGCACCCAGGCGGCGGCTGGCGCCCATCATGAGCAGGAATCGACCATAAAGCCGTTCATGCGGCATGTCGTCCACTTCCTCGAGCGATGCGGCTGTCATGTCGCCGCCGTCGATCTGGGCCATGATGCCGTAGCTGCGCGCGATTGACCGGTTCTCGAATTGATACGTAGTGTCTGCCAGCTGCGGGCGACCGCTGCGGTACCGGATGAAAGCGCTCAAGATCGGGCTACGGCGTATCGCTTCCAAGTGGTAGCCGAGGTTGACGATCGCCTGCGCCTCGCGCGGCGCAACGATGCCTATTTCTTGATCGGCATGCAGCGCGGCGTACATCAGCAAGTAAAGCTCTTTTATAGCCGTCTTGCCCGTTCGCCGACAGCTGAAGTCCAGGGTGTTCTGGTGTTCATCCATCTCGATGCACTTGAGCACCTGCATCGGGTCAAGATCTACGTTGTGCACGTGTTTGTGCCACATCGCGTGGTCGCCAGCGAAGCGAAAAATCTCGCGCTCGGCAACGTTGTTGGATTGCATCCGATCGCTGCGAGACTGACGCTCAGCCATTGCCTTCGCCCGCCGCATGCTCGATCAGGATCGGATCGCGCGCGGAGTTGGCCTTCGCGTTGTTCACCAGGTCGCGCAACCCTTCCAGCGCCTTTGCCTGGCGCTGCTGGTATTCGAGTGCAGCTTCGGACTGCTGCCCGGCAGCAGCGATGAACCCTTTCACGTTCTCGGCTTCGTCCACCGCCTTCGGTGTCATGCCCAAATCCGAAAGTCCCAAATTGAGCGAGGCGATCAGATCTTTGAGCGGGCGCAGCAGTGGGTGCGCTTCGATTCGCTCGATGGTCTGTATGACATTGCCTTCTTCATCCTTGATCTGCGCCAAGTGCAGCCGCCCATCGGTGTCGAAGTGGAACTCGGGCCGCCGGATGGCACTGCTGTCGGCCAGGATCGTGCGCACGATGTCCTCCATGATCGCGGTGACGTTCGCGTGCAGCTCCGCGCGGATACCGGTCAGCAGTGTTGGGTCGCGGCTCTCGAACGCGACGTGGTGGCGCAGGTAGAGCTCCGTGCGTGAGCGGCAGGCCTTGTCGGCCCAGCTGCAGCCGTTGTTGAAGTACTCGCATGTCGAGCACTGCGCGTATGCGCCTGGCTTGGCAGGGAAATAGGTGGCTGTGCGCGCACTCAGGCCATGGGTCAGCGCGTTGAACCGCGTACGTCGGGCCTCTTCCGGCGTTGGGTGACCGCGCAAGTTCTCCCGCACCGCCGCTTTGCCCGCCTCGGTTTTTGGGCCCGTGGCGCTCGCCCACATTTTCAGCATTCGGCGCTGTTCTGCGCTTTGCCCGGACTCACTGCCGCAATCGGGGCAGCTGGCGGCGTACTGCCACGGGTGCCACTCGTCTTGAGGCGCGTCAATCACGCGTGCAGGCGCTGCGGCAAAGCGCATATCGCAGCTGCCACAGTGAAAATCTACATCGTCGAGTTGAGGGCGACGCTTGCCCATGTCGGCCTAAAGGTTGCGCGGCGACATGCTGAAGCGGCCTAACTTGCCGTTCTACGGGGCGAGCGGCGCAGCGCCAAAGTTGTCGGGCACATCAAATAAGCCCAACCGTCCCCGGATCGGCGTCGGAACCATGAAGCGTTCCACATCCTCCAGCACCCAGCACCACGGACCTTCTGCGTGATCGTGCTTGCGCAACCAGGGGAATCGTTTGCAGATCCTCGGGTGCGTTATCTCTGTCAGGAGCACGCACTCCACCAGCTGAGCGCGCCCAACCACCGCTCCAAACACCAGCGGCTCACCGTAGCAACGCACCATGTGCGCATCAGCGCAATCCATCCATGCCCGGCTGACCCCAGCGTGGATCAGCAGCGGCCCGCGGTACCGAGTTGGCCATGAGCGATTCTCGACGCGCTTTGCACCGGTGACAATCAGGTGCGCATAGGGCTGGCAAATCGTGAGGCACTTCATCGCGGCGGCGCCGGCGGCAGCAGCAGCTGTTCTTGGCGTTGCTCAAACCAATCCGGGTCTAGCTGAAACATCGTGCATGTGCCGTCCTCTTTCACAAGGCTGTCTAGTATCGATGTCGCAATTGTGTTGTTGCATGCGTCGTAGTTGTAATAGTTCTGAACCCAGGCAATGGGGCAGGCGACGTCCCCATAGCGACACTTCGCACACTGAGAATCAAAACACACGCCAGAGGTACCATTCGGGAAGTAGGCCATTGAGGGTCTCCTTTACTGTGTGGTTGCGCTTAGCTTCGATATAGAATTTCTGATCATCGTGAGGCACTTCACTTCGCACCAAGTCGCGCGTGGTCTGCCTTGGTGCTTAGCCGCATGCGTTCGATGCGATTGCGCACCTCGGCGATTGCCTCACCCGTTGATGTTCCGCGGTCCATCAGCTGGTCGGCTATTGCGATTGCAGCGTCGAGCCCATCGATGCGGCCAGCAAACCACGCGACGCAATTCGTTTTTTGCTCGGTACCGTTGTGAACGTCAGACATAGGGGCTCTCCGTAAGTTGGCAGCGTGTTCTGGAGCGTGCGACGCGATAGCTTCGGTGATTGCTGCCTTCAAGGCTGCAGGCTTTACAAAGTCCGCAAGCCGGCGATTTTTTCTTGGCCTGGCACCCGATGCGGAATGCACCATGCGATTGCTCGCGACCTCGGCCAGAAACTCGACCGCTTCCACCGGTACGCGGTTGATGTGCGTCACGTTGCAGGGCGCAATGTCATTCGTAACGCCGCGATATCCGCCCAGACGCACCGTCGTCGACGTCGCTCGCCCCGACAGCCATGGGCCATCCAAGCCAACGAATGTGTGCTCCTCAATGCAACCCATGCAGCGCTTATGCGTAAGCAGGTCGCCTTTTTTTACCGTGCGCTGAACGATGGCAACGTGCGCCACGCGAGCGAGGTCAAGTTGATTGTTAATCATTGGTGGTTGCCCTCTCTGTTGGTTGCGCACCCGCCTTGGCTCTAGGATTTCTCCCAGCCGCGGTCTGCGAAAAATCGGAAAATGGCATCCCGTGATTGCTGATCAATGCATCGGAACATGCCCGGTTCAGCCATAAGACTTCGGTGCGGGCCTTGCCCTTTTCGGCAAAGTGCTTACGCTCAACCCGCTCCCAGCCAGCGTATAGCTCGCGGTCGTAGAGCGGGCAGGGGTAGCCGGACAGCGCCACCATCCCGGTCAGTGCGTGCAGGGTTTCGGCAAGGCGGTGATGATCGGCGTCGTTCATCTCGTGCCGGTAGCCGTGCGTGCCGCTCTTGCGCTTGGTGATCGCGCTGCGTGTGGCGTGGACATAGGGCGGATCCACGTAGTGCAACGTGTTCGGCCCGTCGAACTGCTGCATCACTTGGCACCCGTCGCGGTTTTCTATCACCACGCGCTGCAGCCGCGCGGTGAAAGCGGGGATCGCATCCGAGAAGGTTGCCCACTCGGCCGAAGGAAAGCTGCGGTTGCTCGGGCGCTTGCTGCGAAACCCGCTGCGGCACGTACGCGTCACAGAGTCGGAGCCGTGCCCGAAAAACGAGCGCACGATGGTCTTGTGCACCGCTTCCAGATCGTCCATCGACGGCGTATAGCTCCACTCGAACTCAGCGCGGACGTAAGGCGTGAACGCGAGCCGGCGTTGCAGCTCGGCCGCGGCCGACGACTCGCGCAGAATCCGGAACACGCGCACGATGTCGCCATCCAGATCGTTGTACACCTCGCCCAGCGAGCGGGCCTTAAGCATCAGCACGCTGGCCGCTCCACCGTATGGCTCGACGTAGAACTGGTGCGGCGGGAAGAACCGCAACACCCATGGCGCCAGGCGAAACTTGCCGCCCTGACCGCTCGCAACCTGTCGAATGTGCCCACGAACGCGATCAACGGCGGCGTGCGTACCGTGGTCGACGCGATTGGCGTGACTGTCGAAGATGAAACGTGGTTCGTAGATCGCTTCCAGGTGCGGCACCAGCCAGTGA